CTAACGGTCGGCACGTTCGGACGCGACGACCAGCCCTGCGGCCAGGAAGCGACCATCCGGGCCGGTGCGGGCCGGCGACCAGATCTCCCATGCCCTGCGCAGCAGTGCCCCAGCATCGGCGTTGGCGGCATAGCCGAAGCGATGCTGCCGTCCATCGGGCAGGCTGGCACAGAACCAGGCCCACCCTGGCGGCAGGCGGAGGCACGGCTGCGCGCAATTCGAAACGGACATAGTGCACCTGGGCGAGGACGTGACAGGGAATTTGCCACGTCGGTAGAGGATTTTTCCTTTTCTTGAATCGACCCTTAGGCATTTTGGCGCGAATTTGGCAGCAGTTCGACTGGATATTTAGGATTTTTCCTATATCAAATCCTCATGCCGTTGCTTTGCTCGTTCCCCTCCGCGACACGCCGCCGACGCCGTCTGCGAGGCAGTTTGTCCGGATGAATAACGGCGCAAATTCGCGCTGAATCATCTGATCTCGAACCGTGACCCGCTGCCATAGGCATCAGCTGTCGATTGGCAGCAGGCCCCAGCACGACCCACCACGCGCCGCCCCCCAGGCATACCATGAAGGAAAAATCCTGATGTCTGAGCCCGCTGATCCCACTGCCATCGCCGCTGCCGCAAAGGTTTCGCTGGCGGGGCTGACGTGGACGGAGCGAACCACCTATCGCGCGCTGGTCGAGGCGGCAGAGGCGGGCCTGCCCTGCCCCAGCAACATCGATATCGAGATGCTGTGCGGCTATAACTCGTGCTCGATGGGGCCGGTTATGGTCAAGCGGCTGGAACGCAAGGGCTTTATCCGGGTGGAGCGGTTCCAGCGCTTTCGCATCGTGGAAATCGTGGCGTCGGGTGCGCGCACCGCACGGGCCGCCAACATGCGCGCCGACCTGCCGCATATCCCCAAAGGCACGCATAGCGGCGGCCGCAGCCTGCCGACCAGCGCAGCGCCGCGGCCCAGCGATCGCAAGCCGTACCAGGCCGGCAAGGTGCTGGGCTGATGCCGCGCCCGCGCAAGGCGGTGCGCGATCGCGCGCTGGAAGAGCTGCTGCTGGCGGGCCTCGCCGAGGGCGTGACCCTGCGCAAGCTGTGCCGGCGGCACCACATTGCGCCGGGCCTGGTGCAGCGCTGGCGGCTTGAGGACAAGGACTTTGCCCGGCGCTTTGCCCTGGCGCGCGAGGCCGGGTTCGAGGCCATTGCCGAGGAAACCCTGGAAATTGCCGACGATGATGCCGGCGACGTGACCTGCAAGGAAAAGGCGGATGGCAGCGTGGCCGTGGCCAAGAACCCCGACAACGTGGCGCGGGCGCGGCTGCGGGTGGAGACGCGATTGAAACTGCTCTCGAAATGGGCACCGGGGAAATACGGCGAAAGCACCGAGACGGGCCAGGCCCAGGATTGGAGCGAGCGCCTGGCCGCCGCGCGGGCGCGCGTTTTGAAAGGGCGATAATGGGCAAAAAGGCGGCAGCAGCAAGCGATCTGGCCGACGCGATCGGCGCGTTCACCCATGATCCGCTGGGCCATGCCCTGTTTACCTATCCCTGGGGCCAGGGGCCATTGGCGGGCATGCCCGGCCCGCGCCGCTGGCAGCGCGCCGTGCTGGACGAGATCGGCACGCATCTGGCCGATCCGGCAACGCGCCACACGCCGCTGCGCCTGGCGCGGGCATCGGGCCATGGCATCGGCAAATCGGCGCTGGTGGCGATGATCGTGAAATGGGCGCTGGACACCTGCCCCGACACCCGCGTGCTGGTGACGGCCAATACCGAAAGCCAGCTCGACACCAAGACCGCGCCGGAAATCGCCAAATGGGCGCAGATGGCGCTGACCGCCCCCTGGTTTGCCCAGACGCGCCGCGCCCTGGCATCGACCGCGCCAGGGCGTGGACCATCCTGGCGCGCCGACCTGGTGACGTGGAGCGAGCACAACACCGAAGCCTTTGCCGGCCTGCACAACATGGGCCGGCGCATCGTGCTGATCTTTGACGAGGCATCGGGCATTGCCGACAAGGTGTGGGAAGTGGCGCTGGGCGCACTGACCGATGCCGATACCGAATTGATCTGGCTGGCGTTTGGCAATCCCACCCAGAATACCGGCGCGTTTCGCGAATGCTTTGCCAAGCATCGCCACCTGTGGCGCACCGCGCAGATCGACGCGCGCACAGTGGAAGGCGTCAACACCCGCTATCTGGATGAACTGGTGGCGGCCTATGGCGCCGACAGCGACGTGGTGCGCGTGCGCGTGCGCGGCCAGTTTCCCTCGAGCAGTTCGATGCAGTTCATTCCGCAAGACCTGGCCGAGGCGGCAAGGCAGCGCGCGATCCCCGCTGGCCTGCCGACCGATCCGGTGATCTTTGGCGTCGACTGCGCGCGGTTTGGCGATGATGAAAGCGTCCTTGCCATCCGTAGTGGCCGCGATGCGCGCAGCCGGGCGTGGAAAAGCTGGCGTGGGGTAGATGCCATGCAACTGGCCGGCGACATTGCCCTGGAGGCACAGCGCCATCGCCCCGATGCGATCTTTGTCGATGCCGGCAATGTCGGCGCAGCGGTGGTCGACCGGCTGCGCCAGTTGCTGGGCGACATGCCGGTGATCGAGGTGTGGTTTGGCGCCAAGGGCCGCGAGGCAGAGCTGGAGCCGGGGGTGAGCGTACCCACGGCCAACAAGCGCGCGGAAATGTGGACGCGGATGCGGGCCTGGCTGGGCCAGGGCGCCGTGCCCGACAGCGATCGGCTGCGGGACGATCTGATCGGGCCGACCTATTCCTTTGCGGCGGACGATACCCGCGTGCAGCTGGAAAAGAAGCCTGACATGAAGCGGCGGGGCCTGCCCAGCCCGGACTGGGCCGATGCCCTGGCCTGCACCTTTGCCGAGGCGGTGGGCCCGCGCGCGGTGCCGGCCTGGCTGGAGCCGGCGGTGCAACCAGACGATGGCGCGGGGCGTTACGGCGAACTCGGCTGACGCAGCAAAACCGGCGAATTTACAAAGCCCTGGCCAGCTTGGCCGGGGCTTTTTGACAGGGCCAGCCGCAGCGATTCAACCCCGCGCCGCGCCGCCATACAAGCACCATCATTCATGGAGGTGCCAAGATGTGCAGCACGCCCACCGTTCCCACCACACCCGAGCGGCAGACCCTGAAACTGCCTGACCAGGGGGCGCCCGCCGGCGCCATGGACAATGCCCGCTGGCGGCGCGCGATCCTGGCCGGGATGGTTACTTCGCCCCTCGGGCTGACCGGCAGCGCGCGGATTTCTTCGACCACGCTTGGCTCTGGAGGCACGCTTGGCTGATCCCAAATCGATCCGCGCCCATTGCGAGGCGCGCCTGGCGGGGATGAAATCCGTGCGCCAGGATTACGAGGCCGAAGCCGAGCAGATCGCGCGGTTCGCCCAGCCGGCACGCTCGCGCTTTCTAGCCGGCGGCAAGGACCGTTCCGGCGCACGGCGGCGGCAATGGAACCGCACGCTGTTCGATCCCCATGGCATCGAGGCGTTCCGCACGCTGACCAACGGCATGACCTCGGGCCTGTCGAGCGCGTCGAGGCCGTGGTTCACGCTCAAGACCGCCGATGATGACCTGATGGAGGCCGATGGCGTGCGCGCCTGGCTTTCGGCGGTCGAGCGGCGGATCTATGCCTTTCTGGCATCGACCAATTTCTATGGCGCGGCCAAGGCCGGCTATGGCGAGATGAGCCTGTTCGGCACCGAAGCCTGCGTGATGGTGGAGCATCCGCACGCGGGGGCGGTGTGCCATGCGCTGACCTTTGGCGAATACTGGATCGCGCTGTCTGACGCGCTGGTGCCCGACACACTCTATCGCACTTGCCCGATGAGCGTGCGCCAGGCGGTGGAATCCTTTGGCGCGGCGGTCTCTCCCGCCGTGCGCGCACTCTATGACCGCAGCCAGTATGAAACCGTGGTCGAGGTGTTTCACGCCATCGAGCCTGACCCCGACCACGATCCGCATCGCTTTGGTTCGAAGGCCTGGCGCAGCGTCTATTGGGAGGCCGGTGCGCGCGGGGACAGCCTGCTGAAAGTGTCGGGCTATAACGAGCAGCCGTTCTGGGCGCCACGCTGGGACGTGGTGGGGGGTGACACCTATGGCCATTCCCCCGGCATGGAAGCACTGCCAGCGCTGCGCGAATTGCAGATGCAAGCCAAGCGCCGCAACGAGGCGATCGACCAGATGGTCAAGCCCGAGAAGATCGTGCCGCCCGGTGTGCGCCTGACGGGCGAGCCGGGCCGGACCGTGACGGCATCAGGGCTGGACCGCGAGGGCGTGCTGATCCCCTATCAGATGCCCTATCAGGCCGTCGCCGCGATCGGCGAGGAAATGGACAAGTGCCGGCGCCAGATCGATGGCCTGAGCTTTGCCGACCTGTTCAACGCGATCACCAACATGCGCGGGGTGCAGCCCCGCAATGTGGAAGAAATCGCCAGCCGCAACGAGGAGAAGCTGACCCAGCTTGGCCCGGTGATCGAGCGGGTGGCCAACGAGAAGCTGCAGGTGGCGATCGATCGCACCTTTGCGATCATGAGCCGTGGCAGGATGCTGCCCCCGCCACCGCCAGCGCTGCACGGGCGCGGCGTGCGCGTGGAGTTCGTGAGCATCCTGCAACAGATGCAGCGCATGGTCGGCATTGGCCAGATCGAGCGCGTGGTCGGCTTTGTCGGCAACCTGGCCGCAGCCCATCCCGAAGTGCTCGACAAGATCGATTTCGACGAGGCGCTGGACGAATATGCCTGGCGGGCCGGCACCCCGGCGCGGATCATGCGGCCGGCAGCGCACGTGACGCAGTTGCGCGCGCAGCGCGGCGAAGCGGCCCATGCCGCGCAGGCCGCCGCGCAGATCAGCCAGATGGTGCCGGCGATGAAGGACGCGGCGGCTGCGGCAGAACTGCTCTCGCGTGCCGATGTGGGCGGCGAAAACCTGCTCAAGCGGCTGATCCAGCCGTGAGCCTGGCCGAAAGCGATGCCGCCTTCCTGATCGCGCGCCCCGAATTTCGCCGCTTCTTGCACGCAGCGATTCAAGGTGCCGGCCTGCTGGGGCAACAGGCAATGGCCAGCGGGGCTGACAGCGCCCTGCTCGCCTTCCTCGAAGGGCGGCGCAGCCTGGGTTTCGACCTGATCGCGCTGGCCCATCGTGGCCAGGAACAGGCTGTTCGCAGCCACGACCCCCTGGGCCTGACGACCCTGCAGGCCGTGCTCGATGCTGCCCTCTGTGCAAAGGAAAACCGCCTTGAGCGACCCCATCCCCGCACCCGATACGACGAACTTCCCGACTCCGACGGCACCGACGCTGGCGCCAACGACGACGCCGGCGACGGCGCCAGCGGGGGAGCCGGCCAGCGCCGCTTCGCTCCCCCCGCCGGGCGCCGCTGAACCGGCGACAGCGCCGGCAGCGATCGCCCCGGCCGGCGTGCCCGAACGCTATGACCTGGCGCTCGATGGCATGACGCTTGACCCCCAGTTGCTGCACAGCGCCGATCCGGTGCTGCGCGAGCTGGGCCTGTCGAACGATCAGGCAGGCAAGCTGCTGCCGCTGGCGCAAGGGGTGATGCAGCGCACGCAGGACGCCCTGCTGGCCCATTTTGCCGATGCCGCCGCCGCGCAAAAGCGCGCCTGGGCCGAGGAATTTGCCGCCGACCCGGAGATCGGCGGCGGGCGCCGCGCCGAAAGCGAGCATCTGGCCGCGCGTGGCCTTGATGCCCTGGGCTTTGGCGAAGGGCATCCGTTCCGCCAGGCCCTGGCCGACAGCGGCTTTGGCAACCACCCCGACATGATCCGCGCGTTCCGCCGTCTGGGCCAATTGCTCAGCGAGGACAGCGGCTTTGCCCGTGCCCATGCCGGCAGCGCCAACCAGCGCCCCGTCTGGGAACGTCTCTACCCCCAAGAAGCGAACTAAGGAGATAGCTTCATGGCCATTCTCGGCTCGAGTTACTGGAACCTGATCGACGTGCTCAAGGCCGGCGGCGACGGCCTGGGCGACGTGGTGGAGGCGCTGACCCAGCTGACGCCCTTCATGAAGGATGCCAACGTGGTGGCCTGCAACAGCGGCACCGAGCATCGTTCGACGATCCGAACCGGCCTGCCCAGTGTTTCGTGGGGCGCGCTCTATCAGGGCATCGCCCAGTCCAAGGGCAACTATACCGAAGTCAAGGACACCACCGGCTTTGTCGAGGGGCTGTCTTCGGTGGACGAGCGGCTGCTCAACCTCAAGCCCGCCGAAGCGGCCAAGCTGCGGCTGGTGGAAGGCCAGGGTTTC